GGGCAAGATGGGTCGTCGTCTGTACTCCACCGAGGGCGAGCTTGCAGCTGCTCTTCGCGTAAGCAGCATCGTTGCTGTTGAGGTTATGGAGACTGTCTCCGACCTCATCGGTATCGTCGTTAACCTCGCTGACTACACCGTAGGTGCAGACAACGGTGGAAACGTTTCGATGTTCGACGACTTCGACATCGACTACAACCAGTACAAGTACCTCATTGAAGGTCGCATGTCTGGTACGCTGACCAAGCCCAAGTCGGCTCTGGTTGTTAAGCGTGACGCTGGATACACCGAGGTTGTGCCTACCGCACCTACCTTCGTTAAGTCCACTGGTGTTGTTACCATTCCTTCGGTTACTGGTGTAACCTACAAGAACGGTGACACCGGAGCTACCCTTACTGCTGGTGCTCAGACCGCAATCGACGCCGGAGCTTCCGTCGAGATTGTAGCTGTCGCTAACACGGGTTACGCATTCCCTCACAACACCGACGCTGACTGGGTATTCACTCGTAACGCTGTCTAGTAGAGGATAACATGGCAAAGTTCTATGGAAAAATCGGTTATGGTGAATCTGTAGAAACGGCTCCTGGAGTGTGGGAGGACGTTATCACTGAACGTTTGTACTTTGGTGACGTCCTCCGCAACGCTAGACAGTTACAAAACGGAGAGAATCTTAATAGTGATATTACGGTTAGTAACTCCGTTAGTATTGTAGCAGATGCTTATGCAAATGAGCATTTCTTTGCCATTCGTTATATCGAGTGGGCGGGGACTCTGTGGACTATAACAGATGTTGAAGTCAAGAGTCCTCGCCTTATCTTGAGGATGGGAGGGGTCTACAATGGGCACACGCCTTGAACTCCAGAGTCTGCTTGAGACAAATCTAGGTACTAGGAATGTATATTTCCAACCACCTGAGACTCTAAAAATGGAGTACCCATGTATCGTTTATAAACGAGACTATGCAGTTACCGAATTTGCAGACAACAAACCATACACTCATACTAAGCGTTATAGTGTTACAGTCATTGACAGGAACCCAGATAGTCTGATTCCTGACAAGATTGCAGCGTTACCAATGTGTTTATTTGTTAGACACATGACGGTAAACAACCTGAACCACGACATTTACAATATTTACTTTTAAGAGAGGTAAAAAACATGGCTAAACTTACTTGGGATGAAACCGGTAAGCGTTTTTACGAGACCGGTGTTGACCACGGTGTCTTGTTCCTGCAGAACTCGCAGGGTGGCTACACCGGTGGTGTTGCCTGGAACGGTCTGACTGCTGTTACCGAGTCACCTACCGGTGCCGAGGCAAACCCTCAGTATGCAGACAACATTAAGTACCTGAACCTGATCTCCGTTGAGGAATTTGGTGCCACTATTGAGGCATTCACTTACCCCGACGAGTTCGCACAGTGCGACGGTACTGCTACTCCTTCCGCAGGCGTAGCTATTGGTCAGCAGACTCGTAAGACCTTTGGTTTTGCGTACCGCACCAAGCTCGGTAACGACCTTGACGGTTCTGACTACGGTTACAAGCTTCACCTTATCTACGGCGCTATTGCAGCTCCTTCTGAGAAGGCTTACGCTACCGTTAACGACTCGCCTGAGGCTCTGACTTTCAGCTGGGAGATCACGACTACCCCCGTAGACGTTCCCGGTTTCAAGCCTACCGCGCAGTTGACCATCGACTCGACCAAGGTAAACGCTCTTAAGCTTGCGGACCTAGAGAACCTTCTCTACGGTACCGATGGCGTAGACCCCGTACTACCTCTTCCTGCTGATGTCCTTGACATCTTCAGCGATGGTCTGACCGAGGTTACCCCTGTGGCTCCTTCATTCGACGCTGGAACTAACACCATCACCATTCCTGTGGTTACCGGTGTAGTTTACAAGATCGGTGGAACCACTAAGACCGGTACTGTGGTCATCACTAAGGATACCGTAGTTAACGCAGTACCTGCTGCCGGCTACAAGTTCCCAGTGGTAACTGACGATGACTGGCTTTACATCTTTGACTAAAGCCTGATAGAAAGGACTAGGGAATGCTCACCATCACTATCAAATCCGTCGAATTTCACGACGAAGTTTCCAATGAATTTATTAGTTCAGAAGAGACAACATTACAGTTGGAGCATTCCCTAGTTTCCCTTTCAAAATGGGAGTCAAAATGGGAAAAACCATTCCTTGGTAACGATGAGAAGACTACCGAGCAGACAATCGACTACGTTAAGGCTATGACAATTTCCGAAGGAGTTTCTCCAGATGTCTATCTGGCACTAACTGGAGAGAACTTTAGAGAGATTAGCAACTACATCGATTCTAAGATGACGGCGACCTGGTTCAACGAGTCCGAGTTAAAGACTAACGGGCCTTTCAGGAAAGAAGTCATCACTGCGGAGATTATCTATTACTGGATGATCTCTTTGACAATACCATTTGAGTGTCAATACTGGCATTTGAATAGATTACTCACACTCATCAAGGTTTGCAATCAAAAGAACCAACCTGAGAAGAAGATGGGTAAACAAGAACTTATTGCTCGCAACCGCGCTCTCAATGAGCAGCGCCGAGCACAAATGAATAGTAGAGGATAGGAGGTTAATTGTGGCTAGACTGACATGGAATGATGTTGGTGAACGATACTACGAGACTGGTATCGACCGTGGAGTTCTTTACGTCGATGGCGATGAAGTACCGGGCGTTCCTTGGAACGGTCTTGTTTCAATTAGAGAAACTCCTACAGGCGTGGTTAACACTCCTTATTACTTTGACGGAATTAAGTATCTTAACACGTCAACCCACGAAGAATTTGAAGCCACGATTGAGGCCTTCTCAAGCCCAGAAGAATTTGACCTGTGCGATGGCACCGATTATGTTCTAAACGGCTTTTCAATCACGCAGCAAGTAAGACATAAATTTGGTTTGTGCTATAGGACCAAGGTTGGTAACGATGTTGATGGTATTGACCACGCATATAAAATTCACTTAGTATACAACGCTCTTGCGTCTCCGACGGTGCAGAATAATTCTACAATTAATGCCACAGAAAACCCTAACGTCTTCAGTTGGTCAATTACTACAATTCCAACTCCTATTAGCGGGTTTAAGCCTAGTGCACACTTTGTTATAGACTCAACAAAGATCAGTCCTCACCTTTTATATTACTTTGAAAATATTGTTTATGGGTCAGAGACAACCTCACCTCGAATGCCGACAGTACAAGAGATTGTTGCGTTGTTCTCAGACTGGGTAGATCTTCAGATTATCGATAATGGCGATGGAACTTGGACTGCGATTGGTGATGAGCGAATCATGGGCATGACCGGTCTTACTGAATTCTACATCACAACACCATCCGCAAAGATGCTTGATGATGTAACATATAATATTACAAGTTTTTAATTAAGGAGATAACATGACTGCCGTAACCGTTACTGGTTTAACCGCTGCGCGCATGATAGAGATTGAGGCGCAGTCTATCGTTGATGGTAACGTCAGCGGAGACAACCTTATTCTTACCCGATTCGATGGCGACACTATCGATGCTGGAAATGTTCGCGGCCCTCAGGGCGACAAAGGTGATACTGGCGCTCAAGGTCCTATTGGCCCAGCTGGTCTAAACTGGCAGGGAGTATGGTCTGAGACCACAAACTACGTAAATGATGATGCGGTTTTCTACATCAACTCATCATGGTTCGCTTTTGGTGACCCTCCAGTTGGAGAAATCCCATCTGACGCATCTGCATATTGGAACCCGCTAGCTCTACAGGGTGCTGTAGGTCCTCAAGGAGCTAAGGGTGATACCGGAGCGCAAGGCCCTCAGGGTATTCAAGGCCCTCTTGGTGGAGGAACTCCTGCTGGAGGCGTAGCTGGTCAGATCATGGTTAAATCCAGTTCTACCGACTACGACATTGCTTGGGCCGAGAACACAGTGCCCCGTGTTAAGCATATTGTTAAGAATTCCACCGGTTCTATCGTGACTAAGGGCTCGGTAGTTTATATCAGTGGCGCTGACGGAACAAACATGCTTATTTCTTTGGCAGACGCTGACGCAGAAGCAACGTCATCTAAGACTGTCGGTATTATCGAGTCAGATATTGCTATTGGCGCTTCAGGATATGTTGTAACTGAGGGACTTCTTTCGGGACTTAATACTGCAGGCGCTACTGCTGGACAGTCTGTATGGCTGTCATCAACCTCTGGCGGATACGTGTATAACGTACCACCCGCTAAACCAGCACACTCGGTATATCTTGGCGTGGTAACACGTGCTAACGCTAACAATGGAGAAATCTTTGTTAAAATTCAGAACGGGTATGAGATTGATGAGTTGCATGACGTAATTCTGTCATCACTAGTCGCTGGTGATATTCTACAACGCAACGCTGGTAATACTGCATGGATTAATGCTCCATCACCACTTCCTAAGATTAATGCAGCCGTTACAACCGCTGATGTTAACCAGACCGTGGTTCGTAATATTAAACTATCTACAGTCGCACCAACATCTGGTGATGGAGTAGACGGAGAAGTTTGGATGGTGTATGCATAATGACTGGTCATGTTAAAGTTGGTGGTTTAATTAAAAAAGTTGGAACTCAACATGTTAAAGTTGCCGGTATTTGGAAACCAGTAAAGAGTAGTTATACCAAAATAAATGGTGTTTGGAAAAAATGGTATGACTTACAATACAACGTAGACTATCTAGTTATTGCCGGTGGTGGTTCTGGCGGCGATAATGGAGGCGGCGGTGCCGGTGGTTATCTTACTGGAACGACGATTCTATATAGTGAAACCCAATATAATATAACTATAGGCGCGGGGGGTGCTGGGCGATCTGGGTCTTATGGCCTAGCAGGATCAAACTCGATACTAACTGGTATTACTGCTACTGGTGGTGGGTATGGCGGCATCTATGGTGGATCTGGCGGATCTGGCGGATCTGGCGGTGGTGGAGGTGCTGGATCTGGCGGATCTGGCGGTATCGGAGTAGGTGGTCAAGGCTATTATGGCGGGAATGGAGCACAGTTCTATAATACATGTTATGTCGGTCAATACTCGTACACATGTATTGTTGCATCTGCCGGTGGCGGCGGTGGTGCTGGTTCGGCCGGGGCTAGCGGTACAGGAGCTCATGGCTCTTCAACGACATATGGTGGTTCTGGCGGCTCTGGTTTAACTAGTTCTATCGACAACCTTTCTAAAACTAGAGCTGGCGGAGGC